CGGAAAGACGGGGCCGTAACCCCGCCCTCGCGGACCGACTTCTATGATGTCCGAGGTGTACGACGAGCACGTCCTGGAGGCGCCGGACGTGTGCCAGTCGTGTTTCAGGAGAATCCGCGTCGAGCGGATCGAGCCGACGCGGAGCGGCGTCGCTCGGGAGTTCGAGTCGACGTACGGTCGCCGGAAGCGAACGACCGAGATCGACTACGGACCCGCCGAGGACGTCGCCGACCACAAGGGCGTGTTTTGCGACCGCTGCGGGACCGAGTCGGCCTTCGCGCGGACGTGGGACCAGGCGGACGTCCACGATCCCGCGGCCGGCTTCGACCGCGACCGGTTCAAATCCCTGGCGACGAATTGCCTGGAGTCGCTCCTCGCGAAGGGCGTCTCGTTGAATCGTAAGACGTTCGTCGCGACCGCGCTCTCGGAGCTGGACGACGGCGCGACCGTCGACGAGGCGCTCGGTCGGGCGACCGACCACGCCCTCGCCGTCGACGGCCGGGACCGGGAGGCGGCCGCCGATGCGTGAGACCCACACCGGCACGACGTGTATCGGCTGCGGCGGTACGTTCGCCCGCGGCCAGGCGAACCCGATGTATCGCGGAAACTACTGTATCGACTGTCGCGGGGATCGATGACCGATGAGCCTGGACCACCGCCGACCGTGGTATTGTCACGACCGATTAACCGACGACTACCGACAGGTGGCGGACCGTGGCGGTGACCTCCGGATGCTCAAATCGCTTAAGATCGTCCGCTCGATCATCGTAAACGTCGGCATTATCGGCGTGACACTCTACGCCCTCGCGACCACCTCCGCCGACGCGACACTCATCTCGGCGCTCGGACTTGTTACACTCGGTTTGTATAACGGCGTTGAGGTCGCCGACTACGCGGCCCTCGCCCAGGCGTTCGCCGAAGCGAAACAAGATCAAAACTCGAACTCGAATGAGTGACACACCGGACCTCACCGAGCGACAGCGCGAACTCCTGTCGTATCTCCCGGCGTCGACGGCGACACTCGCGGACCGCCTCGGCGTCGAAAAGACGACGGTCGAGAACTACCGGAACGCCATCCGGGAGAAGGGCGTCGATCTCGAATACGACCGCGAGGCGAACCGGTGGTTCATCGCCGACGAACAGGCCCCGAAACTCCGCCGCGTCTCGACGAAACACAAGGCGACGAAAACGAGGGAGGCGAACGAACTCATCGAGGCCGAGGAGTCGGTCCTCCTGCGACGACTCGCCCGCGAGGACCCGCTCCGGACGCCGCCGCGGGCGGACCCCTCGAAGGAGACCTTTTGTTGTGTCCTCGGCGACCTGCATTTCGGCGACCTCGTCGAGACCGACGCCGGCGAGGTCATCTACGACACCGAGACGGCCGCGGACTGTGTCGAGACGTTCGGCCGCCAAGCGCTCAAAATCCGGGAGATGCAGTCGGAGCTGGTCGACTTCGACGACTGCTACTTATTCCTCCTCGGGGACATCGCGACCGGCGAGGGCATCTACGAGGGCCAGCATCACGACATCGAGAGCCACTTATCCGACCAGGTGACCGCCGGCGTCCGGGCGCTGGAGCGGCTCGTCCGGACGCTCGCCGACGCCTTCGAGACGGTTCAGGTCCGCGCGGTGGTCGGGAACCACGGCACGACGCGGGCGGCCGCCTCACGCGGCGCGAACACCGACCTCATTATCTACCGGTGGCTCGACGACATCCTCCGCCGCTCCGGGATCGAGACCGTCGACGTCGAGATCGCCGAGGCGACGCATCACATGAATACCGAGGTCCGCGACTGGACCTTTCATATTCGCCACGGCCAGGACGGCCAGCGACACGTCGATAAGACGGCGGCGTCGGGTCGCGACTGGCGTGGGTGGCGTGAGGCCCATCGGTTCGACGTCGCGCTCCGGGGCCACTTCCACGATCCGAGCGTCGACTACGTTTTGAATCGCTACCCGGTCATTACAACGCCGAGCCCGAAACCCGGCTCGGAGTTCATCGAGCGCATGGGTCACCCGGATGTTTCCCAGCGGAAACACCTCGGGTGGGTGTTCGGCTCCTCCGACGGGCGGCGGACGACCTTCGAGTACCTCATCGATGACCAGTAACGCGCCCGGCGGCCTCGTATTCGACGCGCTCGTCGTGAGCGTCACCCTAAGCGCGGTGATGCCGTTCGTATTCCTCGACCTCCCCGGCCTCCTCGCGTTCGTCGCGCAGTTCACCGCGACGGTCGCGTGTTCAGCGTTCGTCCTCCGACTCATGGATATTGTATGAGCGATGATGTATCGACGCGCGTTTATCACGCCGTCCGAGCGGCGCTGGAGGTCGTCCGACGGACGGACGCGGTATGGCTCAAGCGGAGCGCCCTCTCGAACGATCATCACCGCCGACGGCCGCGTTATCGACGTGGCGCGCGCTCGGCGGTCCGAGTGACCTATACCTCGAAAACAACCCTACATGGACGACGACGACCGGTGTCCGGCGACGAATCGCGACGGTGAGCGCTGCGGCCATCCCGCCGGGTGGGGGACACCGGACGATGACGGCCCCTGTAAGTTCCACGGCGGCCTCGGAGGCGACGTCGGCGACGAGGGCGGCGCGCCCGAAGGAAACGGAAACGCCGAGGTCCACGGTCTCACCGCCGACCGCGAGAAGTGGTTCGAGCGCCACCGCGAGGAGGCCGAGCCACTCGTCCGCGCCCTCGTTGAGTCGTACGTCGAGGACGCGCCGTTCGGCTTCGAGAATACGGCGAAGGTCGACCTCCTCACCGAGGTCGCCATCGACCAGGTCCGTATCCGAGAGTCGAACGACGCCCTCGATGAGTTCGTCACCGAACAGGTGGTCGGCCAAACCGACGCCGGCGACCCCATCGTGACGGTCGAGGAGAACCCCGCGCATATGCCACGCTCCCGGATCAAACGCGATAACACGCGCATCCTCAAAGAGCTGGGTATCCTCGACGACCCCGACTCGGCACAGGCGGCCGCGACCGAGTCACTCGCGGAGGTCATCGGCGAATGAGCGCTACCCGCCAGGAGTTCGCCGGCGAGGTCACCCTTCCCGAGGCGCGAACCCATGGGGTCGAGGCGTCGATCTCCGACTTTACGGGCCTGAATACCGACGCTGCGGCGGCCCGCCTCGATGGCCTCACCCGCGCCGAGCGGATCGCGGTCCTGTTCGACGTCGACCCCTTCGACTACCAGCGGGATCTTATCGAGGAGATCGAGACGACCGAGACCCCGAAGGTGGCGATTCAACCCGGCCGCCAGGTCGGAAAGACACTCATCGGCGCGGCCCTCGCCGCGGACGCGGTCGCGACGACGCCCGACGAGGACGTCCTCATCGCGGCGCCGTTTCAGGAGACCGCCGACGAGATGATGCGGGAGGCGACGCAACTCCTGGAGACCGCCGCGGAACGCCTCGATGCGATGGGGCTCACCCTCGGCGTCGAGACGAAGAACAAACGCGAATGGGAGTTCGCGCATGGCGGCCGGCTCCTGTCGCGGACCCTCGGCGTCGACGGCGTCGGTCAACGTGGCAAAAACCCCCGGTTCGTCATCGTCGACGAGGCGGCGTTCGCGCCGGATGCGGTGTTCGAGGACGTTATCGAGCCGTTCTTCACGACGCATGACTCGTACACCTTCATCCTTACCAGCACACCGGCGGGCGACGCCGGCTACTTTTTCGCGAAGTGCCGGCTCGACGACGACTGGCACTCGCCGCGGTGGCCGACCGCGATCTCGCCGCTCGTCGATCCCGAGTGGCTCGCCGAACGCCGGCGGAAAACCGACCGGCGGACCTGGCGCCAGGAGTACCTCGGCGAGTTCATCGGCTCCTCGAACCGCTTCTTTAGCCCGGAACTCATCGACGACGTCACCGGCGACGCGACGTTCGCCGAGCGGGACCTCGTCGCGGTCGGGGCCGACATCGCCCGCGCCGGCGACGACCGGACGGCCATCATCGGCGTCGACTCGTCGGGCGCGGCGAAGGTGCTCGTCTCCGACGCGGAGCTGACACTCACCGAGGCGGCCGGCGAACTCGCGCAGGTGTATGAGCGGTGCTCGCCCGCCACGATCCAGGTCGACGAGACCGGCCTCGGGGCCGGCGTCGTCGAGATGCTGGAGGAGGAGGTCGGCCGGAGCGTCGTCGAGGGGACGAAATTCACCATTGACACCAAACAATCGCTGTATAACGGGTTGAAGTCGGCCCTCGAACGCGGCGACGTCGCCCTCGTCCAGCATCCGCGCCTCGCCCGGGAACTCAAGAAGCTCACGTACTCGCTCACCAGCTCCGGCAAAACGAAAATCTCGCACCCGGCGGACGGCCACGACGACCACCCGGACGCGCTCGCGCTCGCCGTTGATGCGTTCTCCGGTGGCACATCGAGCGACGACGTCCTCGCGTTCCAACTGTAATCGTAATAATGACCGACGATACCTCACTCACGGCCCGCCTCCGCGACGCGGTCGCTCGCCTCGCGCCGACCCAGGACGGCGACGTCTCACCCCAGGCGCGCGACGAGCGGCCCATCACGGTCGGGCGTGAGGAACACACCCAGGAGCCGGACCGGGATGACATCGACCGGTGGGTCGAAGCGTATTACGACTCGCCGCTCATCCGGAACCCGATCCGGAACTTCGCGGCCGACGTCGTCGAGCCGGGCTATCGGGTCCAGGTCGACGCCGGCGACCAGGATGAACCGACGGTCCCGAGCGACTATCCGATGGCGGAGTACCGCGGGATGGCGCTGTCGGCCGCCCTCGAACGGTGGCTCTCATCGGCGGCCATCGTCGGCGGCCGGTTCGACCGCGACTTCTCCGATTTGCTGGAGGACGTCGTCATCGACCTCCGCGGCCGGCGCGGGACGGCGCTCATCGAGCACGCCTACGACGACCCCCGCGAGCGGGAGTTTATCCTCGGCCTCCGGGCGTTCAAAGCCGAAACGACGACCGCCTATACGCGCGAAGGGAAAAACGTCGACCATATCAAACAGCAAATCGAGTACATCCTCACGGCACTTCCGACGCCGCTGTATCGCGTCGGCTTCGCCGGCGACATCAACCGGGACGTGACCGCGGTCCAACAGGACGACTATCGCGAGGAGGTCGCCCGCGAACGGGACCGCCTCGAAAGCGCGTTCCACGACCTCCTCCACCAGAAGGCCCGCGAGTTCCTCACCGGCTCGGCGAAAGGCGACGCGGAGCTGGACGTCGACGTCGCGCTCCGCATCCGACCGGCCGAGGCGGAGTCGCCGCTCGAAGATGAGGCCGTCGACCCCGACGAGTTCTCGTCGCTCATGCAGGGGCTCAAAGCGGGCGCGCCGGGCGGCGCCGTCGAACAGGTCGTCCCGCCGCACGAGATCCGGGAGACGTTCCTCGGCCTCTCGCCGGAGCCACCGGAGGCGCCCGATGCGAACGCCGAGGCGCTTCTCCCGCGGCCCGACGAAACCGACCCCGACGTTCGGGCGACGTTCCGCGATGCGTACCTCGCCACGCAGTACGCGGAGGGCGACGTCGTCCAGTCGCCGCAGGGCCTCGGCGTCGTGACGGCGGTCGAGACCGAGCCGTTCACCGGAAAGAACGACGAGGAGATCGACGCCTCGGAGTCGTCCCCGACGTACGTGGTCGGCCTCAAGGATCAACGGGTCGGCGTCGGCTTTTACTCCGCCTCGGAACTCGACAGCGCGGAGATGCCGGACCCCGGCGTCGAGGACCCGGTCGGGGCGCTCACCGAGGACGCCGACGCCGTCGATCCCGACGCCGCCGCGCTCGCGGAGACGACCTTCGGCATCCCGGAGTCGTGGGAGGAGAGTCCCAAACCGAACCGGCTCATCCTCCTCGATGCGTGGTCCTCGATGGGCGGCACCTTCGAGGGCGCGCGCCGGGAACTCGGCTCGAAGCGCCTCGCGGCGTCGATGAAAGACCGCGTCCTCCAGTGGGAGGGGTGGCGGGAGGGTGGCTAAATGCCGGACCTCGATCAACTCGTCCTTACCGAACCGCGCGACACCGACGCCGGGCTCGCCACGTCGCGGACGCTTCGGGAGGACGTGTATGCCTGTATCGACGGCCTCCACGCGGTCATCTACGCCCGCCGGAGCGACCGCGTCCACGACACCTCCGGATGGGCGGCGTACGCTGCGGTCGACGGTGCGATCATCGCCCGCGGGACCGTCGCCGGCGTGAAAATCGACGACCGGACCGAAACGGCGACGCTCGACGTCGAACCGCCCGCGCGTGTGTTCCCGGTCACCTCTCGCGCCGAGTCCTAACATGAGCACGACCCACCGCCACCACCACGCGGGCCTCCGGGAACTCTCCGGCGACCCGACGAACACCGAGGGCCTCCGCCGGCGGTTCCTGCGGGCGATGCGGCGTCGGTTCCGGGACCTCCGCGGCCAGGTCCGCGAAGCGGCGGGCTACGAGGACGACGTCTTTCATCTCACGCAGGACTCCCGCCTCGCGGACGCCGACGACGAACCTCCAGTCCGTCACCGAGGAGACCGCGCCTGTGGTTCGGGACGTCCTCACGCAGGGCCTCGCCGAGGGCGTGAATCCGCGGGAGATGGCGCGGACGCTCACCGACGAGGTGCGGTCGATGCAGCGGACCCGCGCCGAGGTGCTCGCCCGGACCGAAATAATAAACTCATACGCGACGGCGACGCTCGACCGCTACGAGCGCGCCGGGATCGACGGCGCGACCGTCTCCGGGGAGTTCGCCACCGCCGAGGACGCCCGGGTGTGTCCGATTTGCGAGGCCATCGCCGGCTCCGAGTTCGCCCTCGATGCGATGCGCTCGGATACGTTTGAGTTTCAACCGAGCGACTCGGAACCGGATTATCTCGCCGGCGAGTATCCAGTAAGGCCCCCCGTTCATCCAGTTTGCAGATGCGCCATACTCCCGGTCATCGAGTAACCCCGAGGTATCCAGATATGTCACACACGACAGTCGTTACGAGTCGCGTCGCCGGCCTCGCCGCCGAGTCCGAACAGGTCATCTCCGGCGTCGCCGTCGGCGTGGACGACGTCACCCGCGGTTTGAGCGGCGACCGGAAGGTGTGGACCGCCGAGGAGCTGCGGGCGGCGGCCGAGACGCTCGAAGGGACGCCCGTCAACCCGCTCCACTCCGCCCAGGATGTCGGCGAGGTGACCCGCGCCGGCTTCGAGCCGGGGCGCGGCGTCATCTACGAGGCGAACATCGAGGACGAGGCGCTCGCCCGCCAGGCGGCCGACGGCCACCTGGAGGTGTCGATTGAAGCCCGCCACGTCGACGGCGGGACCGTCGAGACCGGCGAGGGTGAGGCGATGCTCGCGGCGGACATCGAGTTCACGGGCCTGAGTCTCGTCCAGCGGGGCGCGGCGCCGTCGGCGTCGGCGTCACCGGGCGAGGCCGCGGCGCTGTCGGCGACGGCGATCCACAAGGCCCTCGCCGAGGAGGAGCCAGCCTCGACCGAGGGCGACGCTTCGGACATCGAGATCTCCGACGCCGTCGAGGAGGGTCTCCAGAACAAGGTCGACGAGCATAACGAGGACGTCGGCTCCGACAAGGAGGTCACGCTCGGGACGCTCAAGAAGGTGTTCCGGCGGGGCGCGGGCGCGTGGCTCAACTCAAATCGGGGAGCGACCCAACAGCAATGGGCGTACGCCCGCGTGAACGCCTTCTTAGAGGACCTCCGGAACGACCGGGCGCTCAACGCCGGGAACGACAACGACCTCGCGCCGGAGGGCTACGACCCGCCGGGTGAGTCCGAGTCGAACGCCGCCCTCGTCGAGGTCAACGGGACCGAGGTCGACATCGAGCCGCCCGAGCGCGTTATCAACGCCATCGAGGCGGCGATGGACGCAAAGGAGGAGTACTCGGATGAGATCGGCGACTGTGGGACCGGCGTCGGCGAGGCGATGGGCCAGGCGATTCTCGACGGCCCGACGGTCGACCTTCTCCTCGATGGCGCGGACGTCGCGTCGAACAGTCCGGCGACGTACCTCGACAGCCACTCGGAGGACGTCGCCGGTATCGACGCGCCGCCGACTGAGTGGGGCCGCGAGGAGTGGCTCGGACTGGACTCCGAGGACGACGACCCTCGCTGCGGCCCGGTTCAACACGCGCTTTGGGGCCACTATACCGAGTGGTTCGAGGACACAAAGGCCGAGATCGAGGCCGCGATGGAGGACTCCGACATGGCATATGGCACTAATGACGAGGACGCGGAGATGGCCGAAACGCCCGACGAGTATATCTTCGACAATCCCGGTGAGGCCGTCTCGAAGGCCGAGGAGATGGGCGTCGGCGAGGGCGCGGACCTCGCCGGCGACGAGATGATCCACACCCACGGCGACGGCGAGGATACCGTCTTTATGCCGGGACCGAGCCACGACGCCCTCATGGAGATGCTGGAGGAGATGGGCGAACTCGCCGAGGCGCGGCTCAAAGGCGTCGGGCCGGTGGAGTTCGACGACACCGGCGAGGGCGACCTCGACGAGTCCGAGCTTCCGACCGACCCCGACGAGTACGAGGGCCATTACCTCAACGCGGCGGACACCAAATCCGAGAGTTCGTTCCCGCTCGTCGACGCCGACGGGACGCTCCGCCGCGGGAACCTCGACGCGGCGTGGAACCTCCGCGGCCAGGGCGACCTCGGGATGCCGCGGGACGCCGCCGAGCGCGTGATGCGGTCCCTCGGCGAGGAGTTCGGCGAGCCCGACTCCGAGGCGAACCCGATCCCGGAGGAGGCGTACGAGGAGGCGGACATGGCCGCCGGCGACGTCACCGCCACCGCTACCGATGACCCCGAGCCGGGCGAGGTCGCCGGCGGCGAGCCGGAAGCACGCACAGCCGCGCAACTAACAGACACCCCCGATACTATGGGAGATACCAATACCGACCCCGAGACGGTCGAGGAACTCCGCGCCGACCTCCAGCAGAAGGAGGAGACGGTGGCGGAACTCCGCGACCGAGTCGAACAGCTCGAAGCCGAACGGGCGGACGTCGCGGAGGCGTACGCCGACGCGCTCGCCGCCGGCGACACCGTCCTCGATGCCGACGACTTCAGCGAGAAGTTCACCGTCGCGGAACTCCGCGACCGGTACGAGTCCGCCGAGGACGCGACCCTCGCCGACGCCGAGCCGGCGATCCAGTCCGGCGGCACCGACACCGAGACCGAGACCGCGACCCTCTCCGAGAGCGAACAGGAGGAGGTCGCCGAGCGGCGGGAGGCCATCGCGGCCCTCGCCGGGTCGACGTCGGACTTCGCGGCGACGCAGGCCGAACAGCACGCCGAACGCATCGCGGAACTCACCGACGAGGACGTCGACGCGATCCTCGCGGACATGGACTAACACATGGCGCTCAACCCTGGCGAGTGTGTCGCCTCCGGAAAGGCGACCGTCACGTACGAGGCAGGCGAATCAATTTCTCCCGGCGACGTCGTCGGGATCGACAGCGGCCAGCTCCGGGCGGCGAACTCCGGCGACGCATCGCCGAACGTCGTCGGCGTCGCCGGCCACGGCGGCGGCGAGGATGCCGGCGAGGACTACGGCTCCGGCGACGAGGTCCCCGTCCACGTCGACGGGTCGGCCGTCATCGCGAACGTCGCGAGCGGCGTCTCCGCCGGCGACGAACTCGGTCCGAGCGCCAGCGACGGCGAACTCGCCGGCGGCTCGGCCGGGATCGACGCCCTCACCGACGAGGGCTCGATGGCGGGCCTCTCGACGAACGAGTCGATGCCGACCGGCTACGCGGCCATCAACTACTAAGGAGGTTCATAGATGCCCCAAATCATCACGCAGGAAGCGGTCCGCGCACAGGTGGAGGAGCGGCTCCAGGAGATGCTCGTTTTCCGGGAGGCCTTCCGTGACCTGGACGCGACGAACGTCAACTCGAACACGATCAAGGTCCCCGACCCGGACGACGTCATGGCGGAGCCGGCGGCCATCGAGCCGACCGCCGAGTACCCCGCGACGCGCGAGGAGTACAGTAAGATCGACATCGACCGGCAGAAATACGGTGAGATTATCGAGGTCCCCGAGGAGGACATCTCCGATAACGTGTTCGACCTCGTCGCCGACCACGTCGACCTCGCCGCGCAGGAGATGGCGGAGTTCCTCGACGGCCTCGCGTTCCAGGAGCTGTCGAACAACCTCGCCAGCGCCTCGCCGGTCACCGATAACGCGAACGACGACCTCACGTACGACGACGTCCAGGAGGGCGTCGCCCGACTAGAGGAGAACGACGCGATGCCGGACGTCGCGTTCGTCGGCCCCCGCGGGAAGCAGGACATCCTCACGTACCTCGCGGAGCGAGGCACCGACCTCACCGACGAGGCGGTCCAGACCGGGTCGTTCGGGATGATCGCCGGCCTCGACTTCATGTTCTCGACGGTCGGCGACCTCACGACCCACAACGCGATCCTCGTCGACACCGACCGGTACGGCTACGAGGCGACCTTCACGCCGGTCGAGACCGAGGAGGAGTCGGACTTCGCCACCGACACCGAGCGCTTCAAGGTTCGGACCCGAAAGGGGTTCAAGGCGATCAAGTCCGAGGCGGCTATCGAGGTCGAGGGCTAACACGCCTCGCCCATGAACGACCGCCGACTCCGCGCACTTCGCGCCGAGCGGCAGCGGTCTCGGATGATCCGACTCCTGGAGGAACTCGCCGATGCGGAGCCGAAACGCCAGTGTGCCGAGTGTGGCGAGTTCTTTGCGGGACTCGCCCAACACCGGCCCCACTGCGACGGCCCCGACCAGTAACCCCCGATTTTTATACAGGATACGAACATGACAGTACAACCCGACGACGTCCGCCGCGTTCTCGGCGAGAGCGACCTCTCCGGTAGTGACCTCAACGCGGAGATCGACACCGCCGACCGGGCCTATGAGGAGCGGATCGACGGCGAGCACGTCGACGACGACGACCGCGACGACGTCGTGACGCGCCTCGCCGCGCATCTCATCGCGGCCGGGCCGGAGCGACAGCTCGACTCCGCGAGCGAGTCCGGTGGCTCGGTCTCGTTCGCCGGGTCGACCGGCGAGGGGTTGATGGCGACCACACACGGCCAGATGGCCGTGTTCCTCGACCCGACCGGCCAACTCGACGGCGGCGAGGACGGCTCCTCGGATGACTTTACCCTCTCGACAGGCTAACTATGACCGACCGCATCGACCGGGCCATGCGACGGGTCCATGCGAGAGACCTCTCGAACACTACCATCGAGGTGTACGAACCGAGCGAGTCCTACACCGCCGGCGAGGGGTTCTCGGTGTCGTACCCGGCGACCCCGAACGCGACGTACACCGCGCGGGTCTCGTCGGTGTCACGGTCCCCGCAGCGGGACGACGGCGGGACGACCGCCGAGGCCGACGCCGTCGTGACGGTCCGGGACGACACCGGCCAAACCTGGACGGACTTCACCGACGAGCGGGAGGCGCCGGTCGAACTCGTCGACACCGCCGACGGCGCCCGGTACGAGGTCGAAGCGGTCACCGACCCGCATAACGGCCTCCTCGAACTGGAGGTCGCGGAGGTATAGATGGCGGAGTTTAGCCTGGAGTTGGACGGCCTCGACGGCGCGATCAACGCGCTCCGGGAGCTGGAGAACGACGTCGAGACGCTCACGACGTTTACCGTCGGGACGGGCGTCTCGTACTCGGTGTACCTGGAGTTCGGCACCTCAAAGATGGACGCGAAGCCGTTCTTTCGGCCGGCGATCTCGGAGGTTCGGGCGAAGGGCGTCGAGGGCTTTATCGCCGACCACACCGGGACGACGGTCGACGCACTCGGCGATGCCGGCGACGTCCTCCGGGTGCTCGCGCTCGCACTCGAACGCCGGATTAAGGAGATCATCACCGAGAAGTCGCTCATCGACACCGGGACGCTTCGGGCGTCGGTCGTGGCCGTCCGTGGCGGCGACCCGTCGCTCCTCCCGGTCGAGGATGACCTCTCCGGGTTCGACTCCGACTCGCCGGCGCCCGCGACCGCCGGCCGCGCCGTCGCCGATGAGGTGGTCGAGATATGAGTGACGCTCATCGAGGCGACCGAGAACCTTATCCAGCGGACCGCCGCCGGCGGGTCGACCGAGTTCCAAACCATCGGCTCACAACGCGGCCCGGAGGCGCCCGACGACACCGGCGTCTCGCCGCCCGTCCGGCTAGCGAACACGCAGGTCGACTATTCGTGGCTCCGGTCGCCGTAGAGTTTCGCGGTGCGACCGGAGGGCCACGGCGTTTTTGAGACCGTATCGATAGCGAAGCAACCCGCGAGTAACACACATCTATGAGTACAAACCGAGCGCCGGTCGAGTCCGGCCTATCAGACACGCGCACCGAGTGGGTCGAGGAGACGACCCCCGGCGAGTTCCCGACCGGCCCCGACTGGTCGATCTTCGCGCCGGAGATAACCGAGTTCTCGTATAGCACGGACGGTAACAAGGAGGCGAACCCGGCCCTCGGCCAGGTCGACCCGTTCTCGCATGAGCGGGCCGCCGAGTCGGCGTCGGCGACGGTCTCCTATCGGCAGGCACAGTTCCCGGTCGATAGTTCCGGAAACGTCCAGGACCCTATCGCGTACCCCATCACGGCCGACGGCGGCGCGGACTACCCGAGCCACACGGTCCTCCAGCGGCGGGAGGTTCCGTCGGGCGGCCGCCTCGGCGCCGGGTTCCGCGAGTACGCGGTCCTCGTCGGCGCCCGGCCGGTCGCCTCAACGTTCGACGGCGACCCCTCGGCGACCGAGCCGATCCCGCAAGAACTCGAATACGAGGCCGAGCGGGCGCGCTCGTACGTCGTCCATCAACCCGATAGCTCACAGACACTCGTCGTCGAGTCGACCGACGCCGCGGACACGAACGACGTCATCATCGAGGACGAGGGCGCGAACACCACCGAGACCGTCACGCTTCCCGGAACGAGTCCGAACGAGGTCGCCACGACAGCGTCCTTCGGCGACGTCGACGCGGTCGAGGTCCAGGGCGACCACGCCGGCGACATCCAGGTCGGGACGGACACCGGGACCGGCAGCATCGACACGGAACTCCTCGAAAAGCCCATCACCGGCTCGACCACCGAC